ATGTGTAAACTGGTAATGAATCGGAAAGTGCTTGCCGTTGTTTTTTTAGGCTTTGCATTTTTTGGTATTTGTTCATTTTGATTTCCTTAAAAGACCCTTGCGGGATTGATGGGGCTTGCGCCCCTTTTGGTTTAAATTGATTTTTTGTAAGCCCGAAACATGGCACGGTATTCTTGTGAGTCAACGTTCATGTTGGAGTAAGTAACAGCGCCGGATGCGTCTAAGCGCATGATGCAAGTGAATGCCCCGTAAACTGTAAAACCGTATGCTGTTTTGATTACTTGACGTGTCATTTTGATTTCCTTAAAAGACCCCAAGGCGTTCGGGGCATGAGTGAATTGTATAGATAAATGGACACTAAAGCCATACTTGTTCATATAAATACTAATTGGCTTTGCCTACCCAATAGTTAAAATTTATGGGCAAATGCCGTAAAAAGTAAACTAAAATAGACGGAAATGACTAAAGAACACGCAATCAAACTCGCTGGCTCACAGTCATCTTTGGCACGTTTGCTAGGGGTGACACGGGGCGCAGTGTGGAACTGGCAGACAATTCCACAGGGCCGGATTTATCAATTGATGATTCTAAAACCGGAATGGTTTGGAAAAGGTTTGTAATTTTGAGCATGGCTACTCTTAGCGGGGGAAAAGGCGATTCGTTACCGCCCTGCCAATGTTCTTTTTAGTAACGGTGACCTACAACGTAAAGGCAAAAAAATGCACTACTACCAATTTAACATTGGAGACTATAAAGCCGCCACTGCTCATTTGACCAATGAGGAGGACTTGGCATATCGGCGTTTGCTTGATATGTACTACGATTCTGAGAGCAAAATCTCATTGGATACCCAGTGGGTTGCGAGGCGTATCCGAGTTGAGGCATCAGTCATCCGTGATGTGCTAAACGATATGTTTGACAAACACGATGACGGATGGTTTCACGCAAGATGCCAAGAGGTGATTGAGGCTTATCACGCTATGGCTGAGAAAAATCGTGCTAACGGCAGGATGGGAGGGCGCAAAAAGAACCCAGTGGGTAACCAATTGGCTACCGACACGCAACCCATCGCTAAGGCAACTATAAACTATGAACTAGAAACCATAAACCATAAACCAATAAAGAATACAGCCACTGCCGTGGCAACGCCTGAAGGCGTTTCAGAATCCGTTTGGCAGGAATTTGTTTCACACCGAAAAGCCAAAAGAGCCAAAGTCACCCAGTTGGTGATTGACAAGATTATTGAAGAAACCAATAAAGCCGGATGGACACTTGAGGATGCATTAAAAGAAATCATTGTTCGCAACTGGCAGTCGTTTAAGGCTGATTGGGTTCTTGATAAACAAAACACCCATCAGCAAAGTTTTGCCGAACGTGACCAACAAGCCAGACAAAAGCGTTGGGAAGCAATGACCGGGCGCAAGTGGCCTACCGAAGAACCAGTAAACACCGCATTTTTGGAGATGGAAAATGAGTATTTCATTAAAGGCAATTGATAGGCTTTTTGAGCGACTTGCAGCCACTTACCCCAATTGGTCACGCCAGTGGCTTGATGTGCCTGAATCGGACGTTAAAACGGCTTGGGCGCACGAATTAAGCGGGTTTGAGAACAACCTACACGCCTTGGCATGGGCATTGGAAAATTTGCCTGAACGTTGCCCAAACGTGATTGAGTTTCGTAACCTTGCAAGACGTGCGCCGGAGGCTGAAAAGCCACGCTTGCCCGAACCAAAGGCTGACCCCGCAAGGTTAAAGGCTGAACTTGCCAAACTTAGCGACATAAAAGCGCAGGTTAAAAATGCACCAATTGACCCGAAGGGTTGGGCAAAAGCCATCCTAAAGCGCCACAAAGAAGGCGCAAAAATTAACATTACTACCCTGTCAATGGCCCGATGTGCATTAAATGAAGAATGATGAAACTAGCCCAACACTACGCCAAACTAGCCATGAATGCAGGATGGATAGACCACTGCCGCCACATGGTGAAGGAATACGAGAAAAGCCCGTATTGGAAGGGGCTGGGCAAGGCGGTTGCATTAGAGATGGAATCCTTAAAAAAACAGCAAAGCACTGGGAAATAGCATGAACAAAATTGAATTTGGTGATTGCCGTGAAACCATGCGCCGATGGAAAGATCAAGGAATCAAGGCGCAGACTTGTGTCACCAGCCCACCTTACTATGGCTTGCGTGATTATGGTCACGAAGGGCAGATCGGATTAGAAGAAACTCCAGAGGATTACATCAAGGCAATGGTCGAGGTGTTTCGATGTGTGTGGGATTTGCTTGAGGATGATGGGACGCTGTGGCTGAATATTGGTGATTCCTATGCTGGCAGCGGTAAAGGACAGTGGAAGGACGGAGAGCACGACCCAAAAAAAACCAAAACAGACGGCATGAAAATGGCCATACAAAAGCCATCAAATATTGGGTGCAAGCCAAAAGACTTAATTGGTATCCCTTGGATGATGGCGTTTGCTCTTCGTGCCGATGGCTGGTATCTGCGTCAGGACATCATCTGGCACAAGCCAAACCCAATGCCTGAGAGTGTGCAAGACCGATGCACTAAGGCGCATGAATACATTTTTCTTTTAAGCAAGTCGCAGAAGTATTACTACGATGCGGATGCAATCAGAGAGCCGCATATTCATGCAAATGACAAGCGCAATGATGGGCAAAGGCACACATACTCAGACACGGCAAAACACAATCAAGCTGATCCATTGCGTCAGAAAACGAAAACTGATTGCGTGTCGTTTCATCCCGAAGGAAGAAACAAACGCAGCGTCTGGACAGTGACCACCAAGCCTTACGCTGGCGCACACTTTGCCGTATTCCCATCAGACTTGATTGAACCTTGCATCCTTGCTGGCGCACCCGTAGGCGGCGTGGTGTTAGACCCATTTATGGGGTCTGGAACAACAGCGCAAGTAGCGCAGAATCTTGGAAGGCAATATATTGGATGCGAGTTAAATCTTGATTACAAAGCCCTGCAAGACAGGCGCACACAACAATTTTGTTTGGAACTTGCATGAGGTACGCAGCACGGACAGATGCAAATCAGACTGAAATTGTGATGGCGCTACGCAAAGCAGGGGCTTATGTTTGGGTAATTGGCTTACCAGTTGACCTTTTAGTAGGGTACAAAAACCACACATTCTTGGTTGAAGTCAAAACCACCTCCAAGAAGCGTTTAACGAGCCTACAGGCAGATTTTTTCAACAATTGGGCTGGTAGTACCTTGGCACGGATTGACAGCGTAGAAGCGGCATTAAGAATGATTGGAGTTATAAATGAGCAACCTTGACCGAGCCGTTGATTATTTGCGTGACCACGCTGGAGACTATGCAGTAGCCGAGGCGCAATTGGTTTACATGACGGAACAAAGAAAGACCGTCAAAGCGCAGTTAATGAAAGATTTTGAGCTACAAGGCCACAAAACCACAGCCGCCCAAGAACGGGAAGCCTACGCAGACCCAAAATATACACAGCACCTTCTGGCGTTACAGGCAGCGGTAGAGCAAAGAGAGCGCACCCGCTGGCTGATGGTGGCAGCACAGGCAAGGATTGAAGCCGAAAAAGCCAACATTTACGCTGGCAATCGAACCGATAGGGCGATGCGATGAAATGTCCAATTTGCGGAACATGGACAATAGTAAAAGAAACAAGGTTATCCACAGACAATACACGCAAGCGCAGACTTGAATGCGCGAATATGCACAAGTTTTCCACACTGGAGTTAGTCATTGAGAACAAAACAAACTTACGTTCGCAGCAAGGAACTGCTAAAAAAAGTAGCAAGTCTTGATTGTCAGATATGCGGGTCAGGCAACTTTGTACAGGCAGCACACTCAAATTGGGTTGACTTGGGCGGCAAAGGTAGGGGAATCAAGGCCAGCGATGAATACACAGCAGCCCTTTGCATGAGTTGCCATTACGACATAGACCAAGGTTCTAAGTGGTCAAAAGATGAAAGAAAACTCGCATGGAAGGTGGCACATTACAAAACCGTGCAACTTTTGGTTCACAGGGGTGAATGGCCTGTCAACATAAATGTACCAATTGCAGTAGAATGAAGATGCTGACTACCGCAGTTGCCAGCCTTGG